ATACTGGATAACCAACTCAGTTACTCACAGGATGCTGTGGGTGATCGGGTTGGTTCTATCCGTACTATGGGGAATGGAAGTGGTACGCCTCGTCAGGTGAATAATTCTTCTTCATCAAAGTCGATCAACACACTTGCCTCTACCGACGTTGCCAATAGCGCAGGATATGGATTTAAACACTTTGAATTAGACTATGATGAAAGTGGCAATAATACGGGTGAGCATTATTTAGCTGTGGTTGATGAAAGCGGTGAATTAAACCTATGGGATTATACAAATAATTCTTGGGCGACTGTTAGCGTAGACGTAAGTAGCGATCAAACAGATTGTCTACCGATAATAACTGCAATAAATAATGGTATAAGAGTAGCGGATACCAATCTATCTAATGCTAGCACTATTAAATATTATATGTATATTAAGCGAAGTCAATTGGGCGTGGATAGATCTGGATTTTACGCTGGGTCTAACAACCTTCCAGCTCCAACTACAAACAGCAATCAGAACACCTTGGTGAGTAGCACAAACTATGACAACGCTCAGTTTAATTTTAAAATAGAATCGACAAGCGGTATAACTGGGACATGGGCTTCTGATACTTATATATTTGGTATGTCATTCGTATATGATGGGAACCAGGAGTCGGCAATATCTATTTGCGCCGATGGACTAGGGGCGAGTGATGTAAACGAAGACAGGGCATTGCAGGTAGCGGTGTATGCAGCTAACGCAAGCAGTACGAATTATGACGCAAGGCAAACTGGGGCGAGAATATATTGGAAATATTCATCTGGATTAGGATCTTCAGCGGCTGCGCCTGCCGTTCAGGGCGAATGGAATCTTTTAGTAGATATCGATATTACTGGTACCTCGTCAGATAGCCACGCATATGGCATACGATCTAAAATGGGTGACAAGTTTGCGAATTGGACTGTTGCTAACAATCAAGCAATAGCAGAAATTGTTATCCCTGATCCCCCTATTGATACATATGCTACTCTAAATGGCTATAGAAGTAGTGATGGACCATTAATTATAGGAAATGCTGGAGATGGATATAAAACAGCAGTATTTGCTAACCGCAGAATGTTTGTGGCTAACGTAAAAATGACTGGGGCTGACGGCAATCAAGTTCAGGAGGCGGATAGAATTATGTATTCTCCTGCTAATAAACCAGACGTTTTCCCATCAAGTAATTTTATAGATGTAATAAAGGGGGATGCGGAACCATATCTTAAACTGGAGACAGTGGGAGATAGATTATTTGCTTATAAAGCGGATACATTGTACTTAATAAATATATCTAATTCAAGTCCAGCTGGTTGGTATCTTGAGGCAACGCACAAAGGTATGGGTATTTTACATCCAGCGGCTGTATTTAAAACAGATTTTGGACTAGCATGGGTAAACCCTAATGGTCTTTTTATATATCAAGAAGGTGGAGGAATAGCTGAACTATCAGAGGGTAAAATATTAAATGGATATGGGACTGACGATTATGGATTTAACGCATGGGGAAAATTAATTACTGCCAATTCTATTATTGGATATTCTCAAAAGGATAAAGAAATAATTATAAATATAGATTGTAGCAGTACAACAAGTAATACAACTTTCGGAGGGAATGGAGCCGATGTTGTTGTGTATGATATGGAGACTCAATCATTTTGGTTTGGGAAGAACAGACTTACAAGTGGAGCATTATCCACCAATTTTGACTATGATTGGAATGGTGATTTAATATATGCCTCTGAGGCTTCAGACACAGTAACAATCAGATCTTGGCAGTCGGATAGTCAAACATCCGATTCGTTCTTATTTTCCACGAAGGATATTGATTTTGGATCACCAGGGAAGAAAAAGAAAGTGTATAATGTATACATAACTTATAAACATTCTGGTAGTAATAATTTAGGATCTTTTTTAAGCTATTCCACAAATGGAGGGACGAGCTTTGTTACATATGATGGCGATGGATCTACGCAGATAACAAACAATTCATTAGATCAAGCAACAAGTTGGGAAATCCATAAGTTTACATTTACAACACCTCTTAATTGTCAAAGCCTAACATTAAGATTTAATGCGCCTATAACAGACTCATCCTGTACAACCACCAATAATGACGCAACTATAACCATGGATAATACAGGAAGAATAGCGGTTGGGATGGCTGTTTCAGGAACGGGAATACCAGCAGATGCAACAGTATCTTCAATAACCAATACAACTACATTTGAATTAAGTGCCAACGCCACTGCAAGCAATAGCAACGAAACTCTCACATTCAAACCCAGCGCAAGTAAAATAGATATTAACGACATCTCTATTGAGTATAGAGAATTATACGGAAGGGTACCTGCAACCTAATGGGTTTTGTTAAAATAGATACATCTAAATATAACAAACGCTTTGGAAGGGGGGCTGCCCCTGCGAAGGCAAGACAGGTAAAAGCATTCGACACGCCCAGTAAAAACAGAGCTCCAGATATCCCAAAGACTGAAGCTAAAGAGGGTGATGTGTTAAGTTATTTTGACGATACTAAGGGGAAGGTACTAACGTCTTTCGATGGAGGATATCAATCTTCCAACACAGCCAAAGTCTCTGATATGAGCAGATTCGATCAGGGGCAGTTTGTCACATCTTTAAACGCAGGACCTAATGCTAGAGTGCGATCAAGGGGAGAAATACACGCATCTGCTATCAAAGAGGCTATTATTGGGATAGGAGATGGAAATATTGGGACCACGAAAACCGATAAGTATTTTGATTATGTAGCTGATGCCACCTGCGACACTACAAGCGGGAGCCACACAATAGCGTGCGACAGTACGAATATAGTAAATGGAAAAATAAAGATTGGCATGAATGTAGTTGGAACTGGAATTCCTGAGCACGCAGTTGTGAAGTCGTTACCAAGCACAACATCATTTACAATTGGCACATATATTGGAGAGGATGCTGGGACTCAACCTTCTTCTGTTTCTAATGTAAATGCCACAGCAAATGGAACAAATGTAACATTATATTTTTATGGGACTATTCTTTATCTTGATGGCAGTAGGTATGGACATAGAGCAGGTTCTGTTTATATTGACAATGGCAGTGAATGGTATAAAAATACAATCGCTGGAATTGTTTTACCTAGGACAGGAGACACTCCTTCGGTAACCACAGAGATAGCTGGAGGGTCGTCCACTAGAGTAACTTTGTATTTTGGAGCCGATGATTTTGCAATTAGGTGTGGAAAGCCACCAAGTGCTGATTCATATGGAAGTGCAAACAACTCTGACAGCGCAGGTAAAGTATATGGAGTTCAGGCTAATAACAGTGGGAAAACTGCTTATCACTCTCCGTATGAATTTGTCAATGGACATATGAGATGGAACGATACCGACATTTCTAACGGGATTGATGGCGACGATCTTATAGCCGTAGTTTTTGAAGCCACCGCCAATGACGACTTTAGAATTGTGTCAGCAGAAAAAGCCCCAAATCAAAAAATAGGGCACACAAAACACCGAATCCTTACAAATCAATTAATATCATATGCTCACAGTTCTGACAATACAGTTGCTATGGAGCTAAAAAACACAAAACTTCCCGCAGACTCTATTATTACAGAGATAGCTGCGAGGGTAAATGGAGACAGCAACTTAGGAACTCATAAAGTTAATATTCAAATGTCGGCAACGTCAGGAACCGCCGCCGACTCAAGCATTTCATCAGGGACTGAACTACTTGGAGCTGGCGTAACTAATACAGATAGCTCTGATAGTGCTAGCGCAACAGATATAGATTTAAATCAAGCTGGAGATACTTGGATATGTAGAGACACTGTTAGGGTTGGCTCATCTGATCAATATCTTTATGTTTGTAATGCAGGCACAGGGAACGGAACAACCAATCCAAGTTCGGGAGCTTTGGAGATAATTGTAGAGTATTATGGGAGCCGAAATTAAATGAAAAAAAGAAAACATAAATGTTTAATATTATCGTTGGTAAATATAAATTTAAATGGAGAAGAATATTATGTCTAATGTAGAAGTACAAAACCCAAGACTACCAAAATTTGGACAAGCAGTAGGACCCGCTGGAGGCATTAGTTCCGATGTATTCGAAATGTATGCACCACAAATGGCGATGACTGACTTTCAAACAGATCTTTCAAGGACTGGATATGAAATGTCACGAGATATTGAGAAAGAAAGACAAGCTCAGTTAGACGCTCAAATAGCGCAATCTAAACATGCACAAGCAGAGAGGGAAAGAGGAGCGGATAGGCAGGCGAAAGCTGCAAAGAAAGGTAAGAAAATAAGTTCAGCTGCTACT